TAATCTTGAATGAACTCTATCCAAACGGTGGATCAGCAATCAAAAAAATCAAACGCATCTTTGATGCAAAATTAGGTTAATATGGCAAAAATAGCAACACCGGTCTCACTTTCATTCAAAGCATTTTCTTCCAACGGAACAGTGGAGTGGCCTGCTACGCCCAAGATCAATCAAAGCATTGAAGTAAACTACAGCACATGGGAACTTCAGCACACCAACTATCAACCTAGCGCATTTGGCAATCGTGCAACTCCAGTGATCAGCATCAGTGGCCCTTGGTTTAGTCGTAGTGCTGAAGAGGCAATTAGAACAATAAATGCCATTCACCTGTTACGAAGTGCCACCAGCATGTACTATGGCCGAGGTGACCCAAAGAAAGGTACACCTCCTCCCATTGGAAGATTTACAGCACATGGATTCTACAACAATACTCCAGTGGTGGTAAAAAGTTTTAACTATGATTTCCCCAACGATGTAGATTACATAACTGCTTCAGCATTGGGTGGAACAATGGCAGTACCGGTGTTGTTTGAAATGTCAGTCAGCTTGATTGTTCAAATTAATCCGCTAGAAGCTGTCAAAACCTACACGCTTGAAAAGTTTCATTCAGGTAAGTTACTTGGAAATGGATACATTTAAATGGAAACTGTTGGAATTAATCAGTACGCAAATACACCAGTAAACGATTTTTATTTAGATCGCGCTGTATTGCCTGCCGCAGAAGACATGCTCAGAAATAAAACGCCTGAGCTGTTGGTAGTGGCTCCCAAGTATCAGTACCGCATGGATTTATTAAGTTATGATCTATACGGCACCAGTGAGTACTGGTGGGTGATTGCGCTACTCAACAGAGATCAGATCAAAGATCCTATCAGAGATTTAAAAATTGGAATGACATTGATAGTATTGTCTAAAAAAGATATTGCTGGAGTAACATAATGGCAACCCGCCCAGGATTCGTTTCAAATGCCGGTGGCGCCGCATTCGGCAACCCAAACATCACAGCACAAGGACAGCGAGCAGGAGCCACACAGGCAATTCCTGCGCCAAGTGGTGCTGGTGCTGGCAGAGGAGGCCAAGGTGGCCCAACAGCCGCGCAGTTGGCATCAGTTGGCAACTCGACTCCACCATCTACTCCTTCCACAGGACCAAACACAAAGCCAACTTATAATGATGACATAGGATTACCTGACACACATTATAATCCTTTGCAGAATTATAGGAATATGACCTATAACACTAGATTGACAATGATGCCACTGGCAGAGACCACACTGACTAGACTAGAACGATCGTATGACTATAAAAATGGCATTGTAATGTGGGAAACAGGTGGTGCCGGATCTGTATTCCTAGAAGAACTACAAATAGCAGTAGCAGGAACAAAAAATGCCACGGGCAATTACTACACACAACAGCCAACCAGCATCTCTGGTAAAATAGTAGAACCAGTGGGTGGTAGACTAATTGAGTCTCTTAGCCTATCTGCAATGAATTTAGGATATTCCACCAATGGTATAGCAATATATTTGCTTGAAGTATGGTTTACAGGATACAATACTGATTCAGACATGCCAGAAGTTTGTAAAGGCTGGGAAGGCGAAGAACTAATTTTTCGTTGGTACATTCGCCTGGATGAGTTACATATGAAACTGGACTATAAAGGTGCAACATATGATTTCAAAGCTGTGCCAAATGATGGCGCCGCAGTTTTGAATGATCACTATACATTAGAAGACGGTTTCAGAATGACTGACGGCCCCAATACAATTACACAATTTTGTACATTTCTTGCAAAGGCGCTGAACGACAGAGAAGCAGAAAAAGTAAAAAGCGGACTTCGTTGTATTCCACACAAGTATGTGATCTCTGCACACAAAGACATTACAAACTTAACATTTTCTTATAGTCTATGGCAGAACGTCACTTCTCTTTGGGGTATGATACCCGGAGAAATACAAGGTACACCAGGACAAACAATACAGCAATTCATTACCAATTCAATGCCAAACAGTCCTAACTTATTAAAGTTTCTACATCGTGTTACTGATGGAAAGAAAGAGTACAATGCAACTGACACCAATCCAGCTTCAATTCATTTGCCAATGAAGACCCTGGCAATTATTCCAGGATGTAAAGACATTGCGTATGACGAAAAGCTAGGGCATAGTGCCAAAGAGGTGCATTACTTTTTAACAACTAGAGAAGATGCAACCGCAGTGGTCAGTCCACAGGAATACAAGGATTCTGAAGATCCTAAGAACAGGGACAAACGAGTTGACAACTGGATTAAAAAAGGTCTGCTGAGAAAAGTTTATAAGTGGATTTATACAGGTGAAAACATTGAAGTTATCAATACTGAAATTAAAATTGACAACATGTGGAGAAGTGTTCGTCCATTATGGATTGACAAAGATGGAAAACCAATTCAAGGTACTGCCGCAACTTCAATACCAGGCAAGCAGTCAGCTGGTAAAAGCAGTTCAAAGACTGTAACCTGCGCCGCGGCACAAACAGTACAAAAGCCACCGGCAACAAAGGCAACAAGTTACATGGAAGATCTGCTCTATCGACCAACTGCACCACGAGAAGGTTGGCACCCAACGCAAGCACAGTGGTATCATATGAATACCACAGTACAACAAGGTTCTAACCAAGGTGCGTTATCTGTGGAAAATGCACAGGAGTACAGTATCTACCGGCAAGTGGCCAATGGCATGAGCGGTGGCGGCGAATTAGTTAAATTAGACCTAGAGGTAGTTGGAGATCCTTATTGGTTGATGCAAATACCCGGAACGCCAGGTAAGCCGCAACCATGGGAAGATGATGTTTGGGAATACGAAAAGGAACAATTGACAGAAGAGAAGATGGCTGAAAAGCGTAAATCTGCAAGTACACATACATGGCTAGGAGCATTTTACTTTGAGGCACAAGTGCCCAGTGCAGACAATGGCCCCGATGACACAATGGCCTTGCGTAAGAGTGATGCCATAACTGGAATATATTGGCCCTATACAATTGTAAATAGATTTCAGAAGGGAAAGTTTACAACAAAATTGACAGCAAATAGAGATGTATTGGCAAATCCATGGAAAAAAGATGTTGCCACAAGTAAACCCAATGATACCAAAACCGGTAAAGGTTCTGCCACCAGTGCCGGACCAACAACCGCTGCCACGCCAGGCGGCAGACCATGATAAAGACAAAACATGAAAGCAACTAACCAAGGAGGCCAAGCACAACATCATTCAGCAGGTGGTGGTGGTGGCGCAAAAAACTTTGGCATCTACATCGGCAAGGTAAAAGATGCATCAGACAAAGAAGGCCTAGGAAGATTGCGTGTATGGATTTCTCAACTGAGCAGTACCGCAGAAAGCAATGAAAAAGGTTGGTTCACAGTAAGATATTGTCCTCCATTTGCCGGCGGCAGTAATACTCCAACAGAATCAAAATCAACCAGCGCAACAGAATTTGCTCAGACCAGTCAGAGCTATGGAATGTGGATGGTACCACCGCATCCAGATGTACAAGTAATTTGCGGATTTATCAACGGAGAGTTGCATCAAGGCATATGGTGGGCTTGCTTGCCATTTGATTCACATACTCATGCATTGCCTGGCATTGCATCTGGCCTAACACATAAAAATGAAATCAAACCCCTGGCTGAGAGAAACAGATATAACAAAGCTGATCCAAACGAAGAACGACGACCCAAGCATCCAAAGTCTGCACAAATTAATGTGCAAGGACTGGGCAACGATCTAAGAAGAGGCCACAACAATGCAAGTCCTTTTAGAGCCAAGGGCAAACATCCAGGATATGCCTACGGCTTTTTAACGCCTGGACAAAATAATCTATTGTTGGACGATGGTGCAGATGGCAACGGTGGCAAGATACAATTTAGAACCCGCAAAGGAAATCAAATTCTATTGGATGCTGAAGAAGGATTTATTTACTTCAGTAATGCGTCAGGAACTGCCTGGGTAGAAATCGAAGACACTGGCAATATTGACATGTACTGTTCTAAAAATTTCAGTGTTCACGCAGGAGAAAATATTAATTTTCATGCCAACCTGGACATCAACATCAATGCCGGCGCAGGGCTAAACCTAAGCGCCACCAAAAATGCAGTGGTAGAAGCATGTGAAGAATTTAACATAACTGGAACCACCAATGTAAAAATTACATCAGCGGCCAATGTGCATATACTTGCTGACAGTCAAATGAGATTGAGTGCAAACCGCATTGACTTGAATGGACCTGTTGCAGACAGAGCAACATTGCCAAGTCAGAACAGTTTAATTACCAACAGTGAAGTTGGTAAAAGCGTTTCTGTTCGAGTACCTGAAGCAGAACCATATGGCGGCCATTCACACAAGGGTGGCGAACAACCAACTGCTGGAGATGTGCCGTCACCAGCAATTGTTCCAACACCAGAAAGTTATAAAGATATTCCACCAGCTACAAAATCAGATGCCATTGATTGTGTGCCAGACATAACAGAATATA